TGGACGATGCAATGGCGCGGCCACGCTATAAAGACGAGACGGCGCCGGTCATCTTGGGCATCGACCCGGCGCGGGGCGGGGCTGACTCGACGGTCATCGTGGTGCGGCAGGGGCGCGACATCAAGGCCATCAAGCGCTACCACGGCGAGGATACGATGGCGATAGTGGGCCGGGTGATAGAGGCCATCGAGGAGTTCAAACCGGTGCTGGCGGTCATCGACGAAGGGGGCTTGGGGTACGGCATCCTGGACCGGCTGCACGAGCAGCGGTACAAGGTGGTGAAGGGCGTGAACTTCGGCTGGAAGGCAAAGAACGGCATTATGTACTACAACAAGCGGGCCGAGCTGTGGGGGGCTATGAAAGACTGGCTGAAGTCTGCTAGCATCCCCGACGACCGGCGGTTCAAGTCGGACCTGACCGGCGTTATGATTAAACCGACGTCCAGCGGAGTCATCCAGTTGGAGTCGAAGAAGGACATGAAAGCGCGGGGTTTGGCATCGCCAGACGCTGCTGACGCATTAGCGGTGACGTTTGCCTTTCCGGTAGCGCACCGGGAGTATGTTGAAAAACCCCGACGGCTCACCTCGCAAGGTGCGGGTGGCGTCTTAAACTCTTGGATGGGAGCCTAAGCCTAATGACTGTAAATACTAAACCGATTGGCGTCGCGTATGAAGACCAAAGCATCATCGGCGCTGACCGCATCCTGACCGACCGCGAGCTGGGCTACACCGCTGCGGCGCAGGGCACTGTAACGCAGGCGACCAGCAAATCGACCGCCGTGACGCTGAACAAGTCGGCGGGTCGCATTACGATGAACGCGGCCAGCCTTGGCGCGACGACCAACGTGTCGTTTACGCTAAACAACAGCCTGATTAGCACTAACGACGTGTTGATTCTGAACGTGGCCGCTAGCGCCACCGCAGCGTCCTACAACCTCTGGGTCGACTCGCTAAACAACGGTTCGGCTAGCATTACGCTGCGTAACACCACTGCCGGCGCGCTGGCGGAAGCGGTAGTCATCAACTTTGCGTTGATTCACTGCGTTTAATACATGGCTGACTACAACGCCGTACAGGCGGTTGCTAACGGGGTTGCCAAGTCTGGTAAAGACGACGCCAGCACCCTGGCGACCGCGCGCCATCGCATGACGATGGCGATTGCGGCGTATTCCGAGTCGCGCGAAGACGAGATAGATGACCTACGGTTCGCTGCCGGCAGCCCTGACAATCAGTGGCAGTGGCCGGCAGACGTACTGGCGACCCGAGGGTCGGTTCAGGGGCAGACCATCAATGCGCGCCCCTGTCTGACCATTAACAAGCTGCCGCAGCATGTAAAGCAGGTCACCAACGACCAGCGGCAGAACCGGCCCTCGGGCAAGGTCATTCCGGCGGATGACAAGGCGGACGTTGAGGTTGCGGAAATATATGACGGGCTGGTACGGCACATCGAGTACATCAGCGACGCCGATGTGGCCTACGACACTGCGTGCGAGAACCAGGTGACGTATGGCGAAGGCTATCTACGCATCCTGACCGAGTATTGCGACGACGACACCTTCGACCAAGACATCAAAATTGGCCGGGTGCGGAATTCGTTTTCGGTGTACATGGACCCGACCATCCAAGACCCCTGCGGGGCGGATGCGGAATGGTGTTTCATTACTGAAGACATCCTCAAAGAAGAATTTGAACGCCGTTTCCCCGACGCCAGTTTAATTTCCAGCTTGGAGCAGCAGGGCGTAGGCGACCAGTCGCTTAGTCAATGGATTAACGAAGATACGGTCCGCATCGCGGAGTATTTCTACGCCGAATATGAGCCGGTAACGCTAAATTTGTACCCCAACAACATCGCCGTGTTTGATGATTCGCCCGACGCGAAGCAAATGAAGGCAATGGGGCTCAAACCGCTCAAGACTCGCAAGGTAAACCGACGCAAAATCAAGTGGTGCCGCATCAACGGGTACGAAATCCTTGAGGAGCGCGAGTGGGCGGGCAAATGGATACCTGTTATCCGCGTAATTGGCAACGAATTTGAGGTCGATGGGCGTGTTTTTGTGTCCGGCATCGTCCGAAACGCCAAAGACGCCCAGCGGATGTACAACTATTGGGTCAGCCAAGAAGCCGAAATGCTCGCGTTGGCGCCAAAAGCGCCATTTATTGGCTATGGCGGCCAGTTTGAAGGCTACGAGAGCCAGTGGAAGACCGCCAACACGACCAACTGGCCGTATTTGGAAGTCAACCCCGACGTAACGGACGGCCAAGGCTCTGTTTTGCCGCTACCAGCGCGCGCGCAGCCTCCGATGGCCTCCAGCGGCCTGCTACAGGCCAAAGCCGGCGCTTCCGACGATATCAAATCGACCACTGGGCAGTACGACTCAAGCCTCGGCGCGACCAGCAACGAACGGTCGGGTAAAGCCATTTTGGCCCGCGAAAAACAGGGCGATACGGGCACTTACCACTACGTTGACAACCTGGCGCGGGCCATCCGCTACTGCACCCGTCAAATTGTCGATTTGATACCGAAAATTTACGACACGCAGCGAATTGCGCGGATTATCGGGGTAGACGGCGAGGCTAATTCGGCGCGGATTGACCCGATGCAACAGGAGCCGGTCCGCAAAATCGTGGACCAAATGGGCACTGTCATCGAAAAAGTCTACAACCCAGGGGTCGGCAAGTACGACGTCTGTGTCACGACTGGCCCCAGCTACATGACCAAGCGGCAGGAAGCCATGGACGCCATGTCGCAGATTCTGCAAGGCAACCCGCAGCTATGGGCGGTGGCTGGCGACCTGTTCATCAAGAACATGGATTGGCCTGGCGCTCAAGAAATGGCGAAGCGGTTTGAAAAGACCATTGACCCGAAACTGTTGGCTGACGACGACAAGTCACCTGCGCTTCAGCAGGCCGAGCAGCAGATTCAGGCAATGGGGCAAGAAATGGAGCAGATGCACGCCATGCTTCAGAACGTCGCGCAGTCGATGGAAGCGCAAGAGCTTAACATCAAGCGTTATGAAGCCGAAACCAAGCGGATTAGCACCACGATGGCGGGCATGACCCCGGACCAGATTCAAGACGTCGTGTTGGGCACTATTCACGGCATGATGGAGTCAGGCGACCTGACGCCACAAAACGCCGGAATGCCTGAGATGCCGGCGCAAGAAATGATGGGTGAACAGCCTCCAATGCCGCCTGAGATGCCTCCTGAGATGATGCAGCAGGAGCCCATGCAATGAAGTGCGCCGAATTTGTAGGGCTGTTCTTTTTAGCGCGGGATGTGACGCACAGCGTCCATTTGAACACCCGCAGCTATGCTAAGCACAAAGCGCTGCAAGAGTTCTACGAAGGCATTGTGGACCTGGCGGACGGGTTTGCTGAAGCATATCAGGGCCGGCATGGGCTGATTGGGCCAATTTCGTTGCAAGGTGCGAAGAAGACCAGCAACGTGATAGAGTTTCTGCAAGACCAGTTGAAAACAATTGAGTCTATGCGTTACGAGGTGTGTGCGAAAACAGACACGCCGTTGCAGAACCTGATTGACGGGATTATCGAACTCTATCTATCCACGCTCTACAAACTAAGGTTCTTGTCCTAATGCAGATTAGCGGCGCAATAGCCCCGGTTCAGTACACTGACGTCAGCGGCAACCCGGTTGTTGTCACTAGCGCTAATCCGCTGCCGACTAGCGGGGGCGGTGGTGGTGGCGGTGGGTCTTTGTCCGATACGGTGTTTATTGACTCGACGGGTCAGCTTTTTGTGTACCGCGACACAGGTACGGGCACTCCGACTGCGTATGCCATCCCAGCGTGGACGGTGTACACCCCCACCGGCGCGGTAACTGAGTCCGGCGCAAGCGAAGAAACGCAGCAAGACATGGCTTTGCTGTTGACCCGAATGCTGAATTATTTTAACGCGCCGCAAGGTTACGACAAGTCGTTGCAACGGTATCGGCAAACAGCGGTCGTTGAGTCGGGCGTAATTAACACCGTCAGCACCGTCACCACCGTCACCACCGTCACCACGGTAAGTACGGTAAGCGCGGTTACTGCGGTAGGCACGCTGAACAACTACGAAGCATACATGGCCAGAATGCAGGTGCTGGATACCAACCGCACTGCATGGGCGCAGTGTGTACGCGCGAGGATTACCTGATGGCGAACGTATTTAAAAAGGTTATTGACCGGCTGGTTTGGTCACAGGTTACGCCGCTGCCTACCGCGCACGGCACGGCATCTTGTCTTGCGTCTGACCTGCGAAGCGACTTGTCCAGAAACCCATTTGTTTATCAATTAAGCAACAGTACAATTTTAAACCGCTACAACATCGTCACGAAAGGTTCATCGTTTACCCTCAATCCCGCGCTCGCGGGCACATTTGGTGCTGGCGCGGGGATGACGTTTGCGCCATCTTTTGGTTTGGTGGGCACGATTGCTGCCGGCGCTACCACGACCAGCGTTGTGTTGACGACCGCGTTGCCAACAGCGGTGGGCTTGAACATGCTTGCCAATCGTGGTGGTTCTGGCGAGTACGGGTTCAAACTTCGCATCATTGACAACGGCGCGGGTGGGTCTGGCAAAACCGCCGAGCGGTACATTACAGGCAACTCGGCGGGCACGGTTCCACAAATTCAAGTGTTGTCCGCGTTTGGCTTTACGCCGGTTGCCGGCTCGCGCTATGAAATTGTCGCAGGTCGCGTTTTCATGCTTGGTGCGGGCACCACGGCTGCAAATATCTGGCGGTCATATGAAGTTGCCAGCAACACGCTGTCAACTGGCCTTAGCACGACCGGCCTGCCGGCCACCATTGGGACGGATAGCAGTCTCTTGGTTCTTGACGAGCAGTACACGCCTTATGATTGCAGCCCAGGCGACGGCATAATTAAAGGTGCCTACAACTACGACACAGGCATTGTGTCGCGCTACGCCTTGACGGCAACAGCCACGGGCGCGTCGAGCCTGACTGGGCAGGCCACGTTGGGCGACGCAGTGGTCGCGGTAAACGAGTACCGTAACTTCCAGATTCGCATTGTGGAAGACACCACGAACGTCACGGCAGTTGGTCAGCGTCGCATCATTGCCTCGCACACCGCTGGCCCGTCGCCGGTTTACACGCTGGGAACAGCTTGGACTGTAACGCCGAGCGCAACGGCTAAGTACGTTATCGAGTTGCCTAACCTGATTTTGATGCGTTCCAGCGGGACCACGACGGTGTACACCTACAACTACACCGACGCCACGATCAACAACGGCACCAACAGCATCACCACAAACTCGTGGTCTACCACCTATTTCGGTGTAGCCCCAGCGGCCAACGCGGCGGGCGGCATGTGGGCGCCCTCGTTTGGCATTCGACCCGATACGGCCCGAAACGCGCGGCAGTCGTTTTGTTATTTTTTTCAAGGTAACTCGGCGACGCTGGGTGTGCTGGACATTGCTGGCAGCATCACGGGGGTTTGGACATCCCCACTGGTATACGACGGCTCTCCAGGCTCGTTCCCAACAACCGGTTCTAGCGGCTGTCTAGCTCCGTTTGAGAACGAAGGGCGCATGTTTTACATGAACCTTTATGCCGCGTCGCAGTTAAATCAGATTTATCGGTTTGACGTGCAAAACCGGGTAATGTCGCCTTTCACCCCCACAGACTTTTTGCAATCTGGTACGGCTGTGGTTGGCAACCGCATGGCTTGCTACGCTGCATTGGACGGCAACGATACATACGACGTAGTGCTGCTTCAATCGCATCAGTCAACTGTCGCGCAAGAACTGGTGGTGCTGGTATGACCGTTGAAGAACTAATTGATTTAGCAACGCGCCGGATTCAGTATTTGGCGGCGCAACGCAACCACGCCGAGCAAATTGGAGATTTGACGCGCATTATTCAACTAGAAGCAGAAACTGCGGAAACGCAGGACACGCTTAACAAACTGACGCAGGTGGCCTGACATGGCAATGACTTTGAAGTCAATTACAACCCGATTGGGGTATCAGCAAATTACGACGCTAACCGCATCTACTGCGTTGACGGTCCCTAGCCGTGACCTTAACGGCCTTAACTGCAAGCCGACTATCGCGCTCATCACCCCCGAAACGCAAGCTGTGCGCTGGCGGGATGACGACGTAGCGCCTACCGCTTCAATTGGAATGCCGCTGGCCGCCGGCGTAACGCTTCAGTACGATGGCGACCTGACCAAAATTCGATTCATTGAGCAGACGGCTAGCGCCAAGCTCAACATCACCTATTACGCTTGAGGTAGTCATGGAAATCAGCAACGACACATCACAAGGCGTCGATTACCTGTACTACTTCACCACGCAGCTTCCGCAAGACCTGGCGCGTTTAGCCGCCCTTCGCGAAGAGCTGCAAGTGCGTCAGGGCGCCATGTCGGCGGTAGAAGACGCCACACGGATGCGCGACGAAGCGGCGCGAATTTTGGCTAGCGCCAAAGAAGAAGCCGACGCGCTGAAGGCGGACACCAAAGCCAAAAACGCCGATGCTACGGCTAAAAAGAAAGCGCAGGACGTTCGCGAGGATGAGCTAATCCAGCGCGAAAATGAATTTGCGGCGGTTTGCGGGCGCCGCGAGACGGAATTGTCGGTTCGCAAAACGCAAGCCGACCGCGCGGAAGAAATTATCGCATCTCGCCAGTCCGTTTTGGACGCCCGCGAGGCGCAGTTAGCAAACAATGTGGCCGCGCTTGACGCGCGGGTCAAAGCGTTTCAAGATAAGGTTGCGGCGCTAAGCGCCTAACCGTACCGGCGAGGTTCACCGGGGGCTTTTTAGGAGCCAGTGATGAGTGATGAGGACGTATTAGCGGAAGTACCCGCGCCGGAACAGGTAGCGACGGCAGCACCTGAGCCCGATGTTTCAGCGCCGGAAGTTGAAGAGCAGGCAGAGCCCAAGACCTTCACACAAGAAGAGCTTGACGCGATTGTCAGCAAACGGCTTGCGAGAGAGCAGCGTAAGTGGGAAAGGACTCAGCAGCAGAAAGCGCCGGCACAACCGGTTGAACTGCCGCCAGCGGACCAGTTTGAAAGCGTAGAGGCGTATGCCGACGCGCTAGCTTTGCGTAAAGCAGAGCAACTGATTCAACAGCGGACGGCTCAGCAGCAGCAAACTGAGGTTCTTGAGGCTTATCACGACCGCGAGGAAGAAGCGCGGGGCAAATACGATGACTTTGAACAAGTCGCGTACAACCCGAATCTTCCGATTACGAACGTGATGGCTGAAACGATTCACGCTTCCGATATTGGCCCCGATTTGGCGTATTACCTTGGGTCCAATCCGAAAGAAGCTGACCGTATTTCCCGGTTATCGCCGTATTTGCAGGCCAAAGAAATTGGTCGGCTGGAGGTCAAATTGGCCGACGAGCCGGTAACAAAACGGGTATCTAACGCGCCTGAGCCGATTCAACCGGGCAAACCGCGTGGTGCTACGGCACCGAGTTTTGATACTACTGACCCGCGTTCGATTAAGAGCATGACGACCAGTCAGTGGATTGAAGCCGAGCGGCAACGCCAGATGAAAAAGCTGGAAGCGCAAAAATTTCGCTAATAGGAGTCCACTGTGGCTAACTCATTGCTTACGATTGATATGATCACTCGGAAAGCTCTCGAAATTCTCGAGAACAACCTTGTGATTTCCCGCAACGTGAACCGTCAGTATGACGATTCTTTTGCCGTCGAGGGCGCCAAAATTGGCTCGACCCTCCGCATCCGTCTGCCTGACCGCGCGCTCGTCACCGATGGCGCTGCTCTTCAGGTGCAGGACGATAACGAACAGTTCACTACCCTCGCGGTCACTTCGCAGAAGCACATCGGCGTCAACTTCACCTCTGCTGAACTCACCATGCAGTTGGATGACTTTGCGGAACGTGTGCTGAAACCCCGCGTTAGCCAGCTGGCGGCTTCCGTTGATTCCGACGTTGCCAATGCTTACAAGAGCATTTTCCAGTCGGTCGGCACCCCCGGCACCACCCCGGCTACTTCGCTCGTTCTGTTGCAGGCGCAGCAGAAATTGAACGAATCCGCCGCCGGTATGTCGCCGCGCTACGCCACCGTCAACCCGGCGGCTAACGCTGGTCTGGTCGAAGGCATGAAGGGCTTGTTCAACCCCACCGGCACCATCAGCCGCCAGTTCAAAAACGGCATGATGGGCGAAGGCATCTTGGGTCTGGACGAAATCAACATGTCCCAGTCCATCGTGACCCATACCACCGGTAGCCGTTCGACCACCGACACCATTCTGGTGAACGGTGCGGTTAGCACGCAGGGCGCAAGCACCATCAACCTTGACGGCGGCACTGCCTCGGCCACGATTGCTGTTGGCGACGTGTTCACCATTGCGAACGTGTTTGCGGTTAACCCGCAGACCCGTCAGTCTACTGGCTCGCTTCAGCAGTTTACTGTGACCTCGTTGGCCACCGCGTCTTCCGGTGCTTGGACAAGCGTGGCGATTTCGCCGGCCATCTACACCAGCGCTCACGCGCTGGCGACGGTGAACTCGTTCCCAGCCGACGACGCTGCCGTGACCTTTGTCGGTTCTGCCTCGACCCAGTACCCGCAGAACTTGGTTTACCACAAAGACGCCATCACGCTGGCGACTGCTGACCTCCTGCTTCCGCAGGGCGTGGACATGGCTAGCCGCCAGGTTCACAACGGCATCAGCCTGCGTGTTGTCCGTCAGTACGACATTAACAACGACCGTATGCCTTGCCGTATCGACGTGCTGTATGGTTATGCAACCATTCGTCCGCCGATGGCCTGCCGCATCTGGGGTTAAGGAGAAAATATCATGGCATTTCCATCATCTGGTGGCGGCTATCAGCTTACTGATGGCAACGTAAACGAGCCGAAAATTGGTGTTCAGCAAGACCCGGCGGTTGTTACCGCTGCGGCCACGCTGACCGCTGCTCAAGTGCTAACCGGCTTGTTGATTGTCAGCACCTCTGCGGTTACGACCAACCAAGCCTATACGCTCCCGACCGTGGCTTCGCTTGAAGCCGCGCTGGTGAACCCGAAACTCAACAGCACGATTGAGTTTGTTGTGGTGAACCTCGGCACCTCTTCTGGTACTGCTACCATGACCACCAACACCGGGTGGACGGTCGCGGCTACGCTGGGTGCTGTTGCGGTTGCGGTTACTTCGTCTGGGCGTTTTTTGGCGCGAAAGACGAGTGATACCGGCTGGACTTTGTACCGAATCGCCTAAAAAGCGAATAGGAACGGGGCGGGCAACCGCCCCGTTTTCTTTATGCACATCTACCTCAGACACCCCAAACACGGCACCAAAGTCGCTATCGCCGAGGCGGAAGCAACTGCGGATGAACGTAATGGCTGGGTGCGATATACTCCCGGTGAACCGGATGCTCCGGTAAACGAATTAGAGGCTAAACGCCGCCGCCGACCTGCCGCATAGGAGTTTCCGCCGTGCAAAGATATGTCAACTTTATAGCGTCTACGACTTCTACTAACTCGACGCTTCGGGTTCTTTCTGACGCCACCTGCACGGTTTATGTTGCCGGCACTTCTACCGCCGCCACACTGTACAGCGACAATGGCATTACGCCGTTGGCTAACCCTTTCCTATCGTCTTCAACCGGCCAGGTAGCGTTCTACGCCGCTAACGGGCTGTATGACCTTGTGGTGTCCAAGACTGGCTATCTGACCGTTACCATTAGCGCCATTGAGCTAGACGACCTCCTAGCCCCCTCAGGCAGTAACAGCGTAGGCTACCTCCCCGCTGGCGCAGGCGCGGTTGCGACGACAGTTCAAACTAAGCTGCGCGAGTCCGTCAGCGTTAAAGATTTTGGCGCGGTTGGGGATGGGGTGGCGGATGATACGGCGGCGGTAACGGCTGTCAGTGCTTATCCCAAGGTTTATGTGCCGGACGGCACCTACAACACCACGTTTGTGAATTACACGACCGTTCCCGGCAGTTGGTGGGGTGTTGGCCAGATTGCTGACGCATCCAACAGGAAACTTGCGCCGTGGTACGCCAACGCTAACGCAGCACCCTCTAGCACGGGCAGCGCCAACAGCCTGTTGACCGCGTTCAATGGCGATTTAACCCGTTGCCAATTCCCCGTTGGGCATAACATTCAGGGCGCAGCAACGCTGACGCAGCCCACAACCGGCTATGCATATGTGAATGAGGTTTATCCGCACTTTACATATCTCACTAATTTCAGCGGGTGGAATCAGTCAACGTCGGGCAATGACGGAAGAACTGCTGCGTGCGCGTACCGCACCAAGGTAGACAACTACGGGCAAGGTGATGCGGTGTGCTACAACGCCACGGCCTTTGTTTCGGGAACTCGCGCCGGCAGCACAAATTTTCTAGCTAACCCTGCCGCCGTTCTTTTCAACGGCGACATGACGGCTGGCGCTGATGGGGTTTATCTAAACCCATACGAAACAATCTGCGTAGACAGCGGTTATGACGTGGCTTGCGTGGGGCTGGTAAACAATTTTAACCGCACCAACGCAACGGGCGCGAAGTCCGTGTTCTGGCATGGGTATCGGGCCCAAAATGTTGGGTCGGTTACCTGCGATGCGCTTGTCTCGGCTACCGGCCTATGGGTTACTGGGCTGGATTTGGCCATGAGTGATTTCGGCGCTAACAAAGGCGCAGTCAGTCTGAAGGCCAGCGACCGAATCTATTTCAACAGCACCGCTGGCGCGTCCGGCAGTTTGAATGCAGGCATTAGAACGACGGTTTTCGGCACATCGTGGATCACCTTGGACAGTGCGTCGGTAGATTTGCAATTTGCAAATAGTGGCGTGACGCAATTTGCCGTGGGCACTACTGGATCTGCCGTAAATTATTTTCGGGTGAATGGCGGCCCTGCTGGCGGTACCCCGCAATTTCGCGCAACCGGTTCAGATACCAACATCAGTGTTGGATATTTAACCAAAGGAACTGGATTTCACTTCTTCTATTCAAACGTCGCCGCGCCGGCAGTCCAGTTTGCAATCAACGGCAACCAAACCAGCGCGGTCAATTATTTTACCGTAACAGGCGCAAATGCCGGTGTAAGCCCGCAGATTACTGCAAGCGGATCCGACACCAACATTGACGTAACGCTTATCACAAAAGGCACTGGCGTCGTCCAGTATGGAACCTACACGGCGGGCGTTGTGGCGCAAGCCGGATATATCACAATCAAAGACGCTGGCGGCACAACGCGCCGGCTGTTGGTGGGCTAAACATGGAACCTAAATATCTCATCCCCGAATCGTTAATTAAGGCCATCCACGACTATCTGTTGTCGCAGCCAATGCGAAACGTCGAAAACTTGGTGTCGGCGTTGCGTAACGCGGAACTGGAAAAGTCAGATGACTTACCAACTGCTGGCTGATTGCATCTGTTCCGGCCAGCTTTCCGCCCGGCAAATTGCCGAAATAATGCGGGACGAAATGTTTAAGGCGTGGTTGAAAGTTCGATATGCCAACCCTGTTTGAATTTGAACACCTGCTGATAGCCCTCGTCGTGCAGGCCGCCATTGGCCTCACGACCGGCAACTGGTGGGCTGGCGCTGCGCTGGGTGCTGGCATATTCATTGGCCGCGAACACGCCCAAGCCGAGTACAAGTGGATTGAACACTACGGCGGCGGTCGCCGCGCCAACCTGCCCTGGTGGGGCTGGGCGGACCCCCGCGTATGGGATGTTCATTCTTGGTTCTGGAATTTAGCGCTGCCCGTAGCAACTGTGCTTCTAATGGCCGGAGTAATGTGAAATGACGATTATTGTCCCATCAATTTCGGGTACGACGTCAACGACAGCGGGCGACCAAATCAACGCCGCGCTGCGGTTGATTGGGCAATTAGCTGAAGGTGAAGTGCCGTCTGCGGCTACCGCGCAAGATGCGCTGGCCGCCATGAATCAGATGATTGATTCGTGGAACACCGAGCGGCTTAGCGTGTTCTCAACGCAAGACCAAGTGTTCACTTGGCCCGCTAGCACCATCAGCCGCACGCTAGGGCCCTCCGGTGATTTTGACGGCAACCGGCCTATTCAGCTTGATGACTCAACGTACATGCGCGACGCCTCTACGGGTGTTTCGCTTGGCATCAAAATCATCAATCAGCAGCAGTACGACGGCATTGCGGTTAAGACGGTGACTAGCACCTACCCGCAGGTCATCTGGGTTAACATGACGTACCCCGACATCGAAATGTACGTCTACCCCGTGCCGACACGGGCGCTAGAATGGCATTTCATTTCGGTAGAAGAACTGACTCAACCGGCGTCGCTATCAACCGTGCTAGCGTTGCCGCCAGGTTACCTACGAGCGTTCAAATACAATCTGGCTTGCGAGCTGGCGCCGGAATTTGGCGTCGAACCGTCGCCCACCGTGTCGCGTATCGCCATGACCAGCAAGCGCAACCTCAAGCGTATAAACTCGCCTGGCGACATTATGAGCCTGCCGTACAGCATCGTCGGCACTCGCCAGCGGTTTAACGTCTTTGCCGGTAACTATTGATGAAGACGCCGATTTTGGGGCAGGCGTATGTGGCTCGCAGCGTCAATGCTGCGGACAACCGCATGGTCAATCTGTTCCCCGAAGTCACGCCAGACAACGGCAAAGACGCCGGTTTTCTTAATCGAGCCCCAGGGTTGCGATTGTTGGCGACGGTCGGGTCCGGCCCTATTCGCG